GCTCTAGATTCTCTCACAAACGGGTTAGGGGAGTATGACTAAGCTTTCAGGCCCCTTGGCTCAGCGAAGTCATAGCGTTGCTAGTTCACAATGGAGAGTTTCACGCTGATCCGACTCACGCCACCTGCACCTTTTATAACGAGACCTCTATGATTTAATATATAATGTGCGCCATCATATGAAACAACGTTGACACGAGCTTCAGTTTCTCCTATTAGGTCAAATACTCTTCTAAAACCGCCTCTATCCAATCTTCCCTGAATGTTCAGACCCCATGTATCAGAAATTGAATATCCTTGAATGTATCTTACTAAATCATTAGTAAAATGTTGACAGTTGCGACTAGCGAGGTTGTACCTTGAGGTTGGGGGATTTCTAATAATATCTTGTACAGCGTGGTGCATAAAATCACTAGCGAAAGTTTGTCTGTGAGCTAAATCGGCACTCTTGACAGTTGCATCGACTCCATTTACTAATTTATGCCACATGTAGTCAACTCTGATATTGTCAGGGGTTTGGTCTAATTTATAAAATTCTCTAAACATTCTCCGAACGTCATCATCCGTATATCCAGAATGTTGATGTGATCTTAAACTAGTTACCATTTTTCCATTTGATGTCCTCATCACGTCATGTTCCCACATTATTCCATTAACGCGTCCCCCTAATTCATTTGCACCTAATCCTCCATACTCTCCCACACCAAATACTTGCTTCTTCTCAACTAATGTTCCACTTGGCGTTTGGTATGTTGTCGATAAGCTTGCGTAAGCGTGTGCTGGCTTATTGGCTCTTACTTTATTTGCTCGAAATTGATATTGCGATCGCAAATTCTTAAAATCAATTCGTTTGTATAGATTATCAGCTAATCTTTGGGATGGTAACGCAGTTAATGGTCTGTAATGAACTTCTAAGGTACTTAATGGGCCACTATGATCGTTTGGAACATTCATAAGTAATCTATTTTCGCCTCTTTTCGCTGTTGCGATCGCTCGTGATCTCATCGCAAATTCGGGAAGTAACATAGACAGAGAAAAGTTGTTGTTCAGACGTGGATTATCATCCGCGTTAATGCCTGCTGGAAAATCTGACCATCTAGTTCTATCGCCTAATTTTGCCCTTCTGGCTAATGCATGTGTTGAAGCATGTTTGTTAACCGCTTCTATAGGTGTAGCTCTGCTGCTCGCTAATTGTCTCTTTAGTGTATCCAATAATCTAGGTGAACGTCCAAACGTATGAACCATGATTCTGACACCACCCATTGCTCCCTGTATTAACGCTTGACCTAATTTTGCCACCATTCCAACACCTGCAATAACCGCTATATCAGCCAACATTCCCACAACAGAAGATAACATTTGTTGCCAAAACCCTGGGTTAAGCGCATTTAATATTTGCTCGACCTGATTCTCAATAATTTCCATTCTAATGGTTAAGTCTTCGAGAGTCTCATAGATATGATAAATGTCGAGATGAATTGATTCAACAACGGCCATTAAATCATGAACTGACGAGTCGTATATTCTCCTTAATCCTATTGAATCTGGTGGCATAGCCGTCCTAAATTTCAGCGAAAGTTCTTCAATATTCAAGGCAAAACTAGTCAGTATTTGAAATGGATTTACTCTACCATTAGTTAAACTGTCTGTCGTACTCATAACTGGATGCAATTGGCTCCACTGAATTGAATCATTTGGAAATACGGTTTGCATGGCATTTAGTAATTGATGTCCGGTGAATAATTGGGCTGTATCAGCTAATCCAGTAGAGTGAAACGTGAATAGTGTTGAAAGTGCATTCATAGTATTCGTGCGCGTTTGAGCTAAGTTATGGTATTGTTCAAAGGTATTTTGAGCATCAATTTGCACGTTCCCAAGTGTTGATGACCGATACGATGTGGGCATGGTTGATCTGCGATTAAATCTCGTTCTAGTTATGTTTTGATTATCCGTAAGTATTGTGGATGTGGTGTCCACATCCCAACGATCCTGTGGTTCAACAGTTACATAAACAAATTCTCCTGAGTGATTAAACATATCCCATGTGAAAGTCTCTCTAACATCAAAGAATATCGCTGGCAGTCTTCCATTTTGACCAATCACCTCTCCAGATTGTCCATTCCTTAATGTTGTGGTAGTTGTTCGTCGATTATTTGATGTCACATTTGGTGTTGCAATAGTAAGTCTAATTGTTCCTTCATCGAATATTGGAACATTTATACCGTGTAAATGAACGAAAATGAGTGTATCAACTATCAAAACAATTCTATGATTTAGAGCTGGAACTGGAATCATTCCTCCATGTCGTGTATTAGTCATCAACCCAACACTGGCAGCTGTGAGATCACCATCAAAATAAGAGCCTTGTGTTCCATTAGTATTAAACCGTTGTGAAGAAATTCGATCTAATGGTGTTGCATGATCGGGATCTTCTATCACAGTTTGAGACATACTACATCTAGCAAATACTCTATAATCCTCATCTTGATATATAATGAATTCGTCTTGGTATGACAATAGAGGAGTATTTGTTACGGTAGCTGAGACAGAGTTCGGATATAAAGTAGGATTATTCGCGAAGAAGCTATTTACAGTCACATCTGTTTCATTAAAACCTAAAGTACGATAAGGTGATATAATATTAAACGGTGCATAACCTTGACATTGTACACGCCATCCTGGAAAGAAACACAGCGCTCGCTCAGACCATAAATTTACCTCTTTTGCTTCATATCGAATGGTAGTGGCTAGTAAGTCATCAATGATTGAAGTATTAGAGAAAGTAGCTTGACTTAGAAAATCTTGAAATTCGCCAGCTAATTCTTGTCCTTGTAAAAGGAGATCCGAAATCATATCATGAATTATAGCATGTTGAGCTCTCAAGTGTGTACATTTTACATCAAAAATAAAGCTTTCGACAATTAATTGAATGTGATGTAAATTAAAAGCGCGTTCTTCAAATACTGTCATAGTAAAAGGTGTATACTCGATTGAATCCTGAGTTTTCATTAGAACTGTCGTAGATTCACCAATGTCTGGAATTGATGATGATAAACGCGTTTGTGTTAATAGATTTATGGATTCTGGGTTATTAACTACCGTACTTTGCGGTGATTGGAAATGAATTGGAGGAAGTTCATTTGATATATTCTTTGGATGATAGTCATCAGTAGGTAGGAATTCACGGCTTGATTGAACAACATATCCTGATAGTAATAGGTCATGATCAATGAATGTGCGAACGAGCCCTTCTGGAAACGTAAAGTCATCGATTTCAATATTTCGCTGTGCTAGAAAGGAATTCGTAGTATAGAGAATATGATGAGAGAATACACATCCAACAGAATCAGTCAACGCCAGTGGAAGATCTTCACATACCCTTGTTCTTTGATCAAGGGATGGAAGATTGGCCAGAGCAGGTTCACGAACCTGTCTGAGATCGAACGTTAACATGACTGATTTGATTTCAGTTATGAGTCTCCCATCATCATCTAACTCTGGGTTAGACTGGGAAACTTTAAGTATCCAATTAACTTCAAAGGTGTGTGTTGCAACGTGTATTGTTCCAGGCACCGAGTGTAAATATGTCCAAGTCAATGATAAGGTGTGCTCATATTCTGGTTCTAAGGTGGGCGGAATGAATGATAGTAATTCCATAACCAAGAAGGAAGTATGACTTGATAAGAAGATGTATGGGATACCAACAGTTGGATCTGTTCTTCTTTCACGATTAACGACTTTCTCAAATTCGATCCACTCATCATATGTTTGCACATTAACGAATTGGCTAACTTGAAAATCTTGATCGCTGAATTCATTGTAAATTTCTGCGATTTGCTGTTGGATTAACCTTAATTCGGAGACTCTTTCACTTATAGCGTTTAATTCTTTTCGTTGTTCGTACCATTCTAATAGTTCTTGTAAGTTCGGGATTTCAGTGATATCATCTGGAGTTAAAGTATGATCGGTATTTAAAAGTGCAAGTAATGCAAGAGTTCGTGTATCGTCATGACTTGTCATGCTACTGTAGCATTGACGCTGAGAGAAAAAGT